CCCCAACAGCATAATTCCTTAAACTTTCAAATGATACATAATCGGTAACCATATCAACCCACCAACCATGGTCACTTTGGTCTGTTATAGAATCTCCCAAAAGCACAACATTCGGAAGTAAGTCGCTACTTTTAACAATTTCTGTCGTTTGCGTAGTATCTATAACCAAGGCAACAGACCCCGAACCATCTCTAATCGTAGTACTCATAATTGTATCACCTACTTTCTATATATTGTTCCGTAGAGTGCAAATGCACTATAAAACTCCCCTTTGCCTGATTCCCATTGATCAGGAGTATTTGCAATCATACCGTTTGCTTCTTCAACGGTAATGTAACCATTTATACCAATACCCGTAGTTCCGGAACAACTTAAGTAACCAAGACTCTTTTTCGATGTACTAATGGCAAGTGTTTGATTTTCCCCTATTGATAAACCATTGCCATCATTTAGCTCAATTGTTTGAAATCCTTCTTCACTCACGGTTATGTTGTGAACTTCTGAATTTGAGAACGAAAAATTGGAATTTCCAAATGTTGACACGTCACCTGCGCCAATAATCACATCGTATGTGCCAATTTGTTTGAAATAGAGTTCTACCCTATCAATAACCGCTCCACTGAACGAAGTCTTTTGTTCTTGTGTACTCATCCCATGCACGAATGCCCATGTAGTTGTATAAACGTTTATTTTAAGATTTTCTTTGCCGTCTACGGTTTCCCTGTTAGACGCAATTATTGTAGACACCGCAGTAGCAGTTATTATAATCTCCCCGTCTACATTGCTAATAGATATAACCCCATCAGCATATGCACTTGATGTAATATCAACATTACCCATTAACACAGACACACTAGAAATAGAGTAACCTGAATTGGGAGTCAATGTTGCTTGGTATGAAGAACCATAGACAATGCTTGTTGCTTGGTTCGAAGAAGCAACATTAGTCAAACTATTAATAATTCTATATGTTTCATAAATACCCGAAACAGTAACGGCACATCTTGCAGACCTGTTTCCCGCTGTTGCTGTTATAACACAAGACCCATTCCCAACAGAAGTTACAAGTCCATTAGACACAGTGGCTATAGAAGCATTAGAGGTTGTCCAAATTATTGTGGCAGTTGATGGGTCAACAGTAGCAACTAACTGTTCTTGGCTCTCTCCGCTCAGACTAAGAGTGTTTTTATTAAGTGTTAAACTATTCACTTGATTCCTAAAAGAATCTTCCAAGTTTTGAATAGCATTCTCAACATCCTCTGCCTTAGATGGGTTCACTAACATTCCACTTAATGCCGTTATTAGCCATTCCTGTTGCAAGGTGGTTAATCCCGAACCACTTCCCCCACCTTCAATCTCAGCTTGTAAGTCAGCTAAATCTGCCTTTAAATCAGTCAGCTCATCCCCAACAGCCTTGGCATCTGCAGCCATTCCAGCCGTGCTAAGCGTATCGTCGATGACTTGGTTTCTTTTCAGCCTCCGAACGCTCTCCTTTGTGATCCCGTCCACTGTCTCTGGCTGAGTAACAACAAAGTGCGTATTAGTAGACGGATTCGAGCCTATCGGTTTTTCTGTGAGTTTAATGATGCCCATTAAATGCCTCCTTATCCGATGTATTTTTCAACGATGACGTCGTCGTAGGTGGAAAACAAGGTCCCACCGTGGAATACCATCAACTTTGCTACTCCTGACAGTTTGGGGATAGCCACTTCGATTGGTGCATACAAAGAGCCCGCTCCTCCACTATGAAATACGTTCATTCTAATGCCATATGCATCAAAATTCTGATCATTCGCGACGCAATCTCTGAATGACCCTGCTAATACCGTATCGTTATCGTCTAACAGTATTGCATATAAATAGCGAGTCCCTCCTGAATATCCCATCCATCCAGTAACCCTATACCGTTCTCCTGGCTCTACGTTGATCAGAACATATGCGCCATTCGTATCATTTTCAATGTGGCCATCGGATGAGCTCGAGGCTGGCACGTAGCTTTTTCCTCTTCCTAACGTCACCGAATCCGTAATATCTACCCATCCGCCACCACCGGCGCCGCCACCATTAACCATCACTGCCATTTAGAGCACCTCCCTGTACTTAATGATCACCGGGATGTCGATATTCGGCACCCGACCTTTTGCCGTCAAAGTATTCCCAGTAGCTGACCCGAGTATCGCCGCCGATGCAAATGCCGCCATCTGGATAGTGTTTGCTGATGGAGCAAGCGCGACTTCGAGATTATACTTGTCGCTCGGATACGTCGTTGCCAGACTGTACGTTTTTGCCGTCGCATTCCACTGAGTGGCCGCAAGCGTTGATTCGGCATAATTCCCGTGCACTTTGAGCGCCGTCTGCAATGCTCCATAAGACGTTACACCCGTACCACCACGGGCGACCGCCAAAGTACCGGATGTAATGTCCGATGCGGAATGATTGTGATTCCGCTCCGCCTTGTTGTTCCAGGACGCCCGATCTGATGGAGACACATGATCATTTGTGTTCGATAGATGCGTGATTAGTGATTTAATCGCTGCGGCAATCTTTTTCATCGCATTCGACATGGTTTCACCGCTCACAAGATTACTGACCGTACTGGTGGATGAATATGTGACTTGCATATTGTTCGGAGCTTTGTTCACAACATCTCCCAGTCCGACTTGCTCTGCTGTCACTCTGTGCGGATTAGTATAATCATGTGTATGCAACTCGAATTCTGCTTTTGTAACATTCGCGGACTGTGAAATCACGGCAGAGACGTTTTCGAGCGGTCCGATATAGATTGAATACACTAGCTGCAGTTCAATTGCCTCAGCGCCCGAAACAGGTATGTATGCTTCAGGGTTTGGCTTTTCGTCCAAAATATAATGTCCGTATGCATAAAGGATCTCTTTTGTATCATCATCCGGATCCTGGCAGAAAAGTCCAACCTCCGTCCAAGAGAATGCATTCACAAGCCCCTGATTTGTAAATGTTCCAGTCAGGGTCGCATATTGATCTTCAATCTCAATTTCATCGATTCCGACAGACGCGATCTGGTTAACCAGCCCTGTCAGTGTCTCATAATGCTCCGGGCAGTCACCGTTTCCGATCCCTAACCGTGTAAATACTACGGTAGATTCTCCGTCGAGCGACTGGAGCATGACACCCCTGCCGCCATTTGTCATTTTCGGTATCATCTCTTAATCCTCCACCAACAGGTAATTTCCAAGCTCATCTACAAACAACGTGCCAAACTCATCTGCATAACCACACGGCTCTTCGATTGACGGCATTTGGTTTCCTTGTTTAATAACCGCAACAGCCCCCCAACCCACATTGATCAGCTGCGGAAGATCGTACCAGATTCTGATGGCGTCAAGTCTTGCAGTCTTTCGCTTCACGGAGTCAAGCACATCCAGGATCAGGTTGTAGTCAGATGTTTTTTCCGGTATAATGTCAATCCTGAAATGATTAGGCGTGCCACTGTACTCGTACCACTCCGTCACAAACCCGTTACCATAGATCGCATTGATCATTTCCTCAACAGCCCACTTCGTTCCATCTTTGAGTCCGACGATCATTGCTGTTTTGATCAGACTGCGTTTGACGTTCGGCTCTAGGTCTGTTCCTGGGTATTTAACTCTCATCTCGACCATCATGAGATCAAGGACAAATTCCGGAGCCTGATCAACAAAGGCATACAACAGGATCAGATCCTGCTTTTCCAAGAATGCATCATATGCCTGTTTAATGGCGTAACTGATCGCGAGGACCTGCGGCTGTCGTGTAAAATCATCCGGCAGGATGTCGGCCAGCTCGCCATTCCTCAGATCAATCATCTTCTAGCCCTCCGTATGCAATGGTCTGCGTTCCGATCACCGGAATGTCCGTACTGTCTACCTCCGTAAATTCTGGATATGTCACAGTCACACGTTTCGCACCTGCAGCCATTACATATTCGATCAGCTTGCTCGGCTCAATATCACGTCCTATTTTCTCGGACTGCCACCTGACATACTTCTGCACAGCTGCCGTGATTGCTGCTTGGATCGTTGATACAGACGCTGTTTCTGAGCGATTAATATAATATGTCATCTCAATGTCGTAACTTACTGTGTCAGGACTACTTACCGTCACAGTATCTGTGAGTGGTTTGATCTCCTCGGAATTGATATAGTCTTCGATCCTCTGACAGATTTCTTCCGATAGCAGTTCTCCGTTTTCTCCGATTACTCTAATGTCTACCTCGCACTCACTTGGAGACGTCACTTTGACATCTTCGACTCCAGGATACGCCAGTTTGGTAAAATAAATATATGCTGACTCAGGACCAGCAACTGAATAATTCGCCGGTGAGAGATAGATCCGATCTGCAAAAGCCTCATCTGTTTCTCTAGTCAGTCCTCCGGCTGTGACAGTTATATTTGTACACTCCCCTATATACGCAATTGGATCAACCAGTACGCAAATATCCCCAATATCCAGACCGTTACCGATCATTCCGAGAGTTATCGCAGTACAGGATACATCCACATAGTTTGAACCTGCCGGGATTTCCGCATACTCATCTGTCGCAAAATATATCGCCGCATCCTGAGTCGTCACCCTGGTACCCTCAGGGATCGCAATAACAAACGGTCTGATCGCTGAGACAGTAAAGCGTACTGTGCAAGCTGCAGCTGCCTCAGGCTGACGTGTGACTCCTTTTAGTGCTCCCAGATTGTCCAAAAAATCACCATAGGCATATTTCAAAAAATTCATCTTTCCGGCTTTGTCGTTGTTTAAGTACATCTGATAGATCTGTACGGCACACGCGTACAGCATCAGGGTGATTGGTTCGCCCTCTTTAAGGGTGACCGCCGTGCCGGTTTCGGCTAAAAATTTGTCTTGGTAATCGGAGATCATCTTTGCCTTGATGGTGTCCAGTGTGACATCACCCATAAAAGAGATATCCGGTAGATTTGCGATTTGCTCAATCATTCCTGTCACCCCTGTCTATGTTTATTGTGAGCTCAAGTTTGCCAGAGAGATCGTAGGACGGTACCACTGACGCGATACTGATCTCCGGGATGTAGGTGTCGCATTTTTCCTGCAGTTCGATCGCAAAAGTGTTTGCGGCTACATTTACCGGCTCATCCAAATAGTCCCGTCTGAGGCCAAACCGTCTGGATCCTGGTATCGTCAGCTCCGTGCACTGGATCAGCGTCCGGAGCCGTACATCAATTTGTTCGAGCTCTGTTTTACTCATATCGTCAAGAGACACGATCTTGATTTTATCCGTCAGTATTAACATCATCGTGCCTCCTTAAATGTGATCTTGCAGGTCGCCCGTACCAGTTCGCCCTTGTTCCAAACCTCTTCCCAGTCTGTATCAATGGACTCGATATAGTGCTTACCCTTCCCGATCCGCTCGGCACCCACATACAAGTATTCGAGCTGACCTTTCAGGCAGGCTTCCTGTAGATTTTGTATGCTTCTGCGTGGTCTGATCGCTCTGCCGTGATGCGCGGAAAACGTGACCTTCATGGACACTTCCGTCTGCTCGGCTCCTAAAAACTCCGTCCTTGGTTTCTCTCCAAAGATGTTGTGTGTCTTCCACCGGGCGCCGACCTTACGCTGCATATCTTTAAAAGGGAGTTGACGCAGGGAGTCGACAGTAAAGATCAGATCTCCCCACCGTCCAATGATGCTGCCCATGCTTTACCTCCTTATACCTTTGCTTCGACCGCTGCAACTCTGCCGGCGAGGGATGATATCTGGTCTCTCAGTGCGATGATCTCGGCGACTGTAATGGACCCTGCTGCCGTTGACAGCCTGATGGACGGAGCATAAATTTCGAGCTCACCGTCGTAGTCCATATAGGCCTCGCCGTAGCTGTGACCGAATTCTTTTCGGTAGACGCCCGGGCCGGTATGCTCTGAAAGATTGGTTTTGTTCCAATAGTGGCCGAGTACCAGTCCCCGGGACTGTCCGGATGACAAATGGACCACAAGCACCTCGTCACCAACCTCCGGCATCTTGTACTCGTCATTAAATGAGACGACAGACAGAAAACTCGTGACCGAATCGTCCAGATCCGGATACGTGACGGCGACCATGCCGTTGTCATAGTCTATTTTTGATACTCGCCCTACTCTTATAAGCCTGTCTGCCATGTCACAGCCTCCTGTAGCACTTGTGCATCTCAACATCCTGTTTTGTCCCGGAGTCGGATACACTCGTGGTCACCTTATCGACCAAGTATTTGCCATTTGCCTTGCCGAGATCCTCCACCGTGACCGTCACACCGCTCACGATCTCAGGCTTGCCCCAGACTGTGCCGGTGATCTTGGTCATGGACTCATTCGCCTCGTTGACCGCCGCGCAGGCCTTGTCGATGGCATCAGCTTCGTTATCAAATCTACGGTTGAGATAGTAGACTCTCGACTTTGCGGACCCTTCATCCGCATTTCCGACTGTGACCTTTATCTCATCATCGCTTGACTCATCACTTTTGTACCTTGCAATGGCGCCGGTGTAAGTACCTTCCAGCTCATCAGCATAGTCCCATCCGTCGTCCACCCAGTCTGTACGTTTGAGTGTGGTGACCGGGGACTGTGATTCGAGGTTTCCCATATCAAAGATCACGATCTTACGGTTATAGACCTTCATTTTCAGTCCGTATTCTTTGACCGTACTGTATAAAAAATCGGAGTCCGTTTTGTCAGTCTGCTCGATGGATTCGATGTACTTTGAGGGAGCATTGTACACACAGGACAGGCCGTATCTCCCTGCAATCTCTGATCCGATCTCGTACAGTGTGACCTCTTCCCATGTCTGGGTCCTCTGGCGGGTCTTAAAGCTCTGATCCTCCGGGATCGCGAGACCGCCAAACGAGCAAGAGAGCGGACCGCCCGAAAACTTTATGCTGTCCATGATAAAGGTACCGAGACTCAGCCGCTCATCCTTGCCCTCTTCTAGCCAGTCGTGGAAGATCAGGCCGCCCTTAATCTCATCCCCTTTTGTGGGGTACCAGTCTGTCAGCCATATTTTGTCGGCATTGTACATATCAATGCTGATCGAATCACTGGATCCGGCGACCACGTCCACAAACTTGACGGAGCTGAGGTATTCCTTTAGCTGCTCCGTCACGTTGTGGCCATTGAAATACAGTGTAGGCTCTACATGTCTCCCGATCGATGCCATCACTCCGCCTCCTCTGCCCAGATGGTATTGTCATCACCTGAGTGCCAGAACGGCAGGTTCTCGATGGTTTTAGTCGGGAGAACCGGAACCTTTATCTCTGTTCCGGCATCAAATCGAAGTATCTCAGAGAGTGCCGGATTGGCTTCGATCAGCTCCCGCATGTATTTTTCATCGCCTAATTGCTGATATGCGATCAGGTCCCACGTGTCGCCTGCGATCGTCTTATAAATCGTATATGTCGATGCCATGTGGTCCCTCCTTACGCAAATGCTGTCCGTCTGCGGTCTTTCATAAGACGGTCATACATCTTTTCGAACTCGCCCATACCCCATGAAAGAGCATTCTGGACATCCTGCTGAGACGCGTTTCCGGCGATTGTGATCTGCGGACTGTATGTGATGTTTCCGCCAGATGACTCGCCACCTGCTGCCGACGCTCCAGTGATCGCGGATCCGACGGAGCTGACTGCTCCAAATGTACCGCTGAGCGTATCGGTCTGACCGCCTACGACAGATCCGGCCAGTGCTGCGGATGCAGATTCGACACCTGGCTGACTGTCGTACAGTGCATTTTCCAAACCTGCTCCAACAAAGGAGCCGATCTCATATGTCACCCTTGACGGCGAACGTACTTGCAGAGCCGATGCCATAACGGACGCAATCTGAGACGCGATGCTTCTGGCTGCCGCAAGCGCCTGCTGACCGCCTGCGATAATACCCTGTGTGAGACCCGCCATCATGTTTGCGGCGATACCGCTCAGATTGACGGATGCAAACGCGGATGTGATGCCGGCTGCTGTGAGATTGCAGCTTAAGAGGACTGCAGCGTTTGATACGCCAACCGCCACTGCCATTGCGGCGAAGGATGCAGATACCGCCAACATCGCTGTTGCTACAGATGTCTGTATGGATGCCATTGCAGCATTAAGCTGTGCAACTACGGTATCAATCTGTCCGAGATTTACAGATTCGAGCAATGATCCGAGTGCATCGGTCCCCATGCTTTCAGCGAGATTCACATCAAGGGCTTCCTGTACTTCCGATCCAACGCTCGAAGCTTCTTCCTTCATGGCTCCAAGCTGTTCCGTCATCGTAGCCGCAGCCTCTGCTGTCCCATCTGCGACGCCTGCAGTTGCGGCTTCCATTGCTGACTGAGTGGCTTCCGATACGCCGCCTGCCGCTTCCGCGGCAGTGTCGGCCATTTCCTGTGTTGCTGTCTGGCCTTCTTCGGACAGTTGCTGTGCTGCGATCGCAAATTTTTCCAGTGCCGCCGTCATGTCCATACCGTAACTTTCGCCGGCTGCCATTGCCTCGTCGCACGCCGTCTGCATGTCCTGCATGGACACTTGACCGCTTGCCAATTGATCAAAATATCCTTGTGCTGCACTGTTAAGCTCCCAATATCCATAAGCGCCTTCTTGTGCGCTCTGTGCAATCTGTGAGTTAATCTCTGCGGCGTTACTGGCATAGTAATCCATCCAGTCACCTTCAAGCGACACTTCTGGCATGTCTATTGTCAGCATGAAATCACTGATTCCCTGCCCGGCTGACTTCAATCCATCAAGCAGAGCAAGCCCAAGCGCCTTACCTGCTTCCAGGAAATTTGGAATGTTTTGAAGGATTGCACCAACCAAATCTATGATGATTCCTGGAATCTGTCCGATCAGGACACCTGCGCCTTGGATCAGTCCAGATGCGAGTCCAGCAGCAATATCAATGCCGGCGCTGAGGATTTCTCCGGCGTGGCTTGAGATGCCTGTTGCTAGACTCGATATCAGGTTTCCTGCGGCTGTACCGAATTCGGCACCATTCTCAGAGAACCAGTCACCGATCTTCGTGATCATTCCGCTTGCTGCCTCGGCAATCTGACTTCCGACGTCAGCTTCACCGAGCGCCTGCGTGAGGTTCATCATGATGTTTCCGGCAGCCACAGCAAAGTCACCTGTGTAGGTTAAAAATCCCTGTGCAAGACTCGATATGATCGTGCTTGCAGCCTGTCCAATTGCTGCAGCGTTTTCGCCCGAACCGATACTATTGATAAGATCAGAGCAAAACTGCTGTGCGCTCTGGATTGCCGTCGCTCCATTGGTGGATATCGCTGTTGCTACGTCGCCGATGATATTTCCGATCTCTGTCGCAAATCCTGACATCCCCTCAGTGCTAAATGCTTCTTTCAGTCTTCCGATGATTTCGGTGACTTCCTGCACAGCACCTCTGAGACCAGCACCTTCGCCGCCTACAATCGCATCATAGATTTCGATGCCAAAGTCAGCGGCTGCGGATTTCATGATGTCAAGATCACCTTGCAGATTATCTGTTGCGGTCTTGTATTTCTCCTCAGAAACGTCAAACGCGTTGCCGAATTCATCTACTCCGTTTTTGGCATTTTCGAGATTATCAAATAAGCTGTCCCAGCTTCCGCTCTCTCCAATAGAGTCAAGCAGGTACTGTGCCTCCGACAGGTTGTGCGTGCCGAACAGATCCTTCATGATCCTGGCACGTTCGGACTCACTCTCGATCCCTTCGAGGCCTGTCTTGATATTGCCGAGCATCTCTTCCATCGAGAGGAAGTTTCCGGAATCGTCCGTGATCGTAGTACCGAGATCCGCAAGTGCTTCCTGTACCGGTTTGCTCTGGCCCGCCATTCTGGCAAAAATTGAATTCAGCTTTGTTCCCGCCTCTGAACCTTTGGTACCGTTGTTTGCAAGGATACCGGCAGCTGTGCCGAGCTCTGTCACGTCGATGCCCAGCATTCTGGCAGCTCCGCCGGCACCGATCATAGCTTCCATGAATTCTTGACTGGAGTAGTTCGCGGCTGAATCTGCTCTTGCGACTATGTCCATGTATCCAGCATAGTCTTTCATTCCAAGGCCGAGAGCGCCCATGGAGTCCGTGACAAGGTCAGAAGTTGTCGCAAGGTCTGTACCCGATACGGATGACAGCTTTACCATGTCATCCAGCGCAGTAATAGAATCTTCCGTTGACCACCCTGCAAGAGCCATATATTTCAGCGCTTCCGCTGATTCCGTGGCACTTTTGTTTGTTGTTGCTCCGACATGTCTGGCGGCTGACTCCAGCTGTTCAAATTCTTCGGATGTTTTTGAGATGCCGGCGGTACTGGCGAGACTAGTCATGGCGCTATCAAAATCCATACCAACACTAGTCGCTTCTTTGGCAACCTTGATGGCGCCGGCTCCGATCATGCCAAGACTGGCAACAGATGATTTTGCCAGTACCTTTGCGCCGGATGCCAGACCTCCGAAGACTGTCTGACCAATGCCTTTGCCTCTTCCGCCGTTCAGGCTGTTGAGCATGTTCTGTGCCTGATTAACTGCTGACGTTAAACTGGAGTCAAGCTGACCGGCTATTTTTATTGCTAGCTTATAATCACTCATTTCTTTTTCTTGGCTTGCCTCCTGATGTTGTTGTTTATGTCATTCGTAAGTTCGACAAAGTCTTGCCATGTTCGAAGTAATTCGAAAAGGGACAAGCTCCGAAAATAGTCGATGCCTGTCCCTGTCTCCATGGATAACCTTATACAAACTTTTCTCAGGTCAAGACAGTCAGCAGGTCTTATTCTTTCCCGAAAAAATAGCTTCTTACCTTATTTTTCACGCGAACAACATCGCGCGCTTTGAGCTTATCGAAAAACTCATGAGGTTTGTGTGTGGCTGCTGCCGCGATGTACAGACAGTACTGCACATCCATTTCCGGATTTAAGACCACTCTGCCGGCTCTGGTTAAGATATCGCTTGCCTCGATCATGTCGTTTGCAGTGATATCGTCAAAGCCGGAAAAGTCCAATGTCTTGACCTTTTCCCCTTCGAAGTCGTATTCCTGCGTAAGTACCAGGATGTCACCGTCTTCGATGTCGTTAGTGATATTTACGTCTTCCCTTGCCATCCCATAGCTCCTTTCTTATCAGACCTGTGCGCGGATTTTCTCAAGCATGTCTACACCGTTGAGGATGTAGACAAAATTGAGTTTATCCAGTTCGATCAAAATCTCCCTATCGACAACGACCTTGATATACATGATCTCAATCTCGGTCTCACATTCCATTTTTTTGCCTTTTTCTGCGGACCCGAGATTGATCGTCTTTGCCTTACCTCTTACAACGATCTTGCACGGATAATAATCCGTGTATCCGGTCGCTGTATCGATGCACTGCAAGGACGCTCTCAGGGTCAGCTGAGCAGGTCTTGTCGTATTGACAAGTTTAAAATAATCACGATGCAGGCAAGACCATTTAAATTTCATGGATGCCGATTCAAACTGACCTGTGACAGGATCCTCGATCTCACCGAGTACGCCGGAACCATCCAGCGTGTCATTGATCATAGTCAGCTCAGGCAGTTCCACCTCGCCGGTCAGACCGATGAGTTTTTCAGACTCGTTATAGAGGTTAAAATGATTTAATACTTCCGGTAACTGTAAGCTCATCACGTCACCTCCTTATCAAACAAGACCCGCAAGTGTATTTGCGAGCAGGCTGGTATCGTAGCTCAGGATATTGTCGATCTCCTGCGCTGGTGTATACGGTGCAATCTTCTGACGGAAAACAACCTTGCCGGCAAGCAGGTCAGTCACAGGGTTGTCAGATGTGAGATACTGGATCTCAGCTCCTGCCCACTGATCCGGAGCGTATGCCGCACAGCGGATGTTTTCAGAGTCTACGATGCTTTCGACAAGCACCTGGTTCAGCGGATCGTCGACCTTGTCGAAATAGGTCAGGATAAAGGTGTTTGCCTGCCAGTTAAACATTCTGCGCACAGGTACCCACATATCCTTGACGTCTGTCGTGGACGGATAAGCACCAGTGTAGGATCCCCACAGTCTCCAACCACCAAGATTGATAGCCGTCGCTACGCCATAACCATTAACAACTGTACCCTGATCCTGCGTAAGGATAACCTCGGTACCATCAGCCAGGCACGTACCACTGACTCCGATCAACTTGTTGGACGGCGTGCGGCTCGGTACTCCGCCATTCTGGGCATCGTAGTATGCCATAGTCGCCGCAACGATCGCGGAACCGGCAAAAATGTAATCACCGACCTTATAGGATAACCAGACCGGATAACAGAACGGAGAAGTGAAGCCAGAAGAGTTTTTAACATCATCAACAGCGGTATATGTTGTTGCCTGTGTAGTATCAATGTCCACGACTGCCATTGCCTTGAATACGCCATTAATATTTGCGGCTTTCGCAGCAAGAGCAATACCGACTGCGGAATTCTGTGAGAACCCGGGAGCAATGATGATTCCTGGAATCACACTGAGCTTCGGATAAATATAGTTAATCAGTTCCGCACCAGTAACCACACCTGTGCTTGCGTTGTAGGATCCAATGATATCGGATGCTGTAACCGCTGCAGGATCTGCGCATGTAATGGATACCACCGCTGCTTCGGTAGCATCAAGCTGTCCACCTGCGATAAAATTGATTACCAGTTTTCCTGTGGAATCATATTCCAATGTATAGTCAGTATCTTTGTCTAAAGTGACTGTTTCGGATTCGATAGTCTGTGTGATCACAACGCTATCTTTGATTACGCCAATCTTGTCAACGACAATGCGAGATGCGATCGGAGCATTCAGATTGACGGTCTCAGCTGCCTTTTTATGGGTTTTTACATCAAGTACGTTGATATAAACGACCGGAGCAACCTGCATCACGTTTGCTGTGATATACATGGTCTGACATGCAGTATATTTCGCAAAATCAGCCACATATCCGAGTTTTTCCATCGCTTCTGTTGCCGAGGTGCACAGGATCGGTACGTTGGTTACAGCATCCGGATCATCCAGCATCCAGACCGGTGCCGTGCCAATCACGACCTGTACAGCGCTGTCCGCTAAAATCGGAGCGCTGAGAGCAGTATCGTTCTCATAAACGTATACACCATGTTTAATGGCCATATTCTTACCTCCGTTTGAGCTCTTCCAGGTATTCAAGCGCCATCTTATAGATGGTCCAGAAATATCCAGATTCTTCTCTGATATTTCTCTCCACTTCCGAGTATCTTTCCACCGGAATGAAGAGTGTTTTCAGTACCGGTTTCTCCTGGATTGCCTTTTCGACCGTCTCCGGGATCGCCGAGTAAATTGTGTTATTGATCACGCCGATCTTATGTATTGTCGGGCCAACATACATAATCGGCGGTTTCTCTGTTACATGCTCAGCCGTTTTAACCGGCGTCGCTTCCTTGACGGCTTCGGGAGCCGCTCTTTTCTTTTTACCAGTAGCCATAGTTCGGTTCCTTTCTCATGGGCTTCGGAACGTCAAATTTAAGCTCCACGCCTCCAAAAAAGTAGGGCCATGTGTCTTCATCCTGCAGCGCCCACTCCATGTCCGAGTGGCACCTGAATGCCTTCCGCCCGGCATATCCAAGCGTGGCTTCCTGTGCAAATCTTGTGACGATTCGATTGATTGCGTTCATGACGGAAAGATGTCCATCATTTCTCGTATCGGCATCATGCACTCCGATCAGGATGTCCGTCGTGACAGTCCACAACGAATCATCGTCTTCGGTTTTGCCTCTGTCGATCCGTACGATAAAATACGGAAAGAACTGATCCGGATCATCGTCATCGTTTTTAAGTTTCGGAAGGAACTGGGCGTACCCGGTGAAGCCTTTTTTGTTTCTGGTTCCATCACCGTATTTCAGGTGATAGTTTTTATATTGAGTCGGATTTTCGGGGTCTTCGACCTCTTCTCTGATGGTGGTGACGTCTTTCAAAATTTCTTCAATCTCGTTGATCAAGGCTTTCTGTAAATCGCTCACCGTCATTAAGTCGTTTTGCATATCTACACCCCCTTATCCGAGTAACGCCGCTATTTGCTGTTTCATATACTTTTGAAGATCTGATTCAATTTCGGGTCTTGTTGGTCCCCAGACTCGATTGTCAGATCCGATCATGTACGGAACGGATTTAGACTTCAGCTTTTCAAGCGGAAAACGCGCCTTGCCTTTTCTGACGTAGACCTGTCCGTTTAACTTCCCTCTGCCGTAAAATGCAGTATTGCCATACTTACGCATAGGCTTCAGGCCGCTCCGAACAACGTCGATCTTTACGCCGCTCTGTGGATGTGACCATTTGAATTTCGGGACGTCCAGAGTGTTGCCGTCTGAATGGATGATTGCGACCAGATTTCCGGCAGTGGCCTTGTCGATCTGCATGTCCTTTTTAAAACCGCCTGACTTGACGGTGTAGGACGCTCTCACCTTGTTTCCGAGTTTTACACGAGCGGACGTTGCAGTCTTATTGAGCGCTCTGGCAATGTACATGTTTGCCTTACTTCCTGCCAACTCTTGGAGCTTTGCAGTCAATGTGGCAAAATCGCCGTTGTCCAATTCCCACGAGAACGTGATCATCTGTCCATCGCTCATGCCCTGTTCGCCTCCAGTGTGATCGAGTACACGCCACCCTCGTCTATGGCATCTGCGACTGTGTACCTGCGTCCGTCAAACGTGATCATGGATCCCTGTTTCGGGAGCGGTCCATACTCATCTGCTGCCACATAGATCAGCTTTTGATTCGTGTACAGTCCGTCCATGTTCTGGTTAAAACGCTTCTCCCTCTCAATCTGTTCATTTTCATCCACCTGTACTGACATCTGTTTGCCGTTTACCATGTGGGCGTCTGAAAACTCGTCCAGATTCAGAAAAGTCCGATGTATATCTGTCGCAATGATGTCCTTAAACGCACTCATTTTTTCGTCCTCTTTGCCGCCGGCTTCTTTGCAGGAGTTCTGGGCGCTCTCTGCGGCACCTTTCCGATCAGTGCGTCAGGATCTCCATCCGAACTCTTTCCAGGAAGCCCCGCAGGTGCAACAGGGACAGCTTTCGGTTTTTCTTCCTGTACGGCCTGCTCCTCGCAGCAACTACAGACCGCACTCCCGGCTGCTATCCATGCTTTTACCAAAGCTTCATTCGTGACCGGCAGCTGATCTCCCGCCCTGTACTGGGTACATCCAATCAGCACAGGACGGGTGGCGATCAGTTTCAAGCGTTAATCTTTACGAGGATTTTTTCTGCGCCTGCTTCTGCAGGTGCTGCCGCATAGCCTGCAAGGGTGTTACTGGTAGATGTTGCAGTAATCGCTCCTGCGGTTGCGTCATAATAAACAGCTGCACCCATGTCGATCGTGGATTCTCCGGATTTCTCCGGGAATTCGAATACGCCTTCCACGTGCAGGGAACCTTTAACCCCTACCGGGATATCACATCCGGCAACACCGATTTTTGTGCCGATGACTACAATGTCACCTGCTTCGATCTGTGCGGCACCGGAGTTTACATAGTCGAGGGCTTCCCCTCTCTGGACATAGTTGGTATCCATATCTGTTTCCTCCTTATGCTGTTATTAGAGTGTGGTTCCCGGGTTCTTTACTAAGCCGCGGAAATCTCTTACGGTTACGCCCCAGTCGAGGAAGATATCCCATACAAAGCCAAGGGTTCCCGGAGCTTCCATCCTGCGGATGGTCGGGGTGTCCTGACCGTTGAGATAGTCGACCTGGATTCCAAGCGCGGACGTCGGATCAGCAACCAAGAACCACGGGCATGCATTTGCTCCTGCAAGACCATTAAGGACCGGGCTCTGGACGATCTGCAGCGGGTAGTTGTACAGCGGGTTGATGTCGTTGTTTGAGGATCCTGTTACCTGAGCGCTGTGGAAAATCACGGCGAGATCGAATTCATAGCCAACCGGAACAACAATCTTTGCCGGGGTCATGTAAATCGGATCTCCAAACTGATCGGTCTGCTTCTGCATCTGCAGGATCGCTTCCTGAATGGTTGCCTGTGACGGCTTTGCTCCGGTGCCGATCAGGTTGTTGTGATTTGCATGGAACAGGGTCACGCCGTCGAAGATTGCCGGGTTGTTGAAGAGGATTCCATAGACCTGTTTGTCGATGGTCTTCTTCGCGGCAACTGCATACAGGCCGGGAACTCTGGTGACCAGTCCGATGTCGTCATTAATAAATGCCTGACGGGTCATCGAGAACTGCTTTCCGTAGGTCTTCAGCTGACGAGACGGAAGCAGTGCAGTCTGCGGAGTGCTGTTCTTCAGCTCACCGTTTTCCGGCACTTCTTCGAAGTCTCCGATGCCGCCCAGAACATACTCATGATCAGCTGACTCCTTGAAATCCGGCAGAGTGCCACGAGTGGTGATCTGTTCGAAAGTGGTCGGTACATGGTTGTACATCTCCACGATGGATTTCTGGATCGTCTGATCCATGATTGCCGGGAAGCTGGCCGACGGGTTGTAATACTGTCTCTGCAGCTCGGTATAAATATCATCGGAGCTCTTGCGCATCAGGTCAGCAGCATTCTGGCCATCACGGCTCAGGCACTGGATTGCAAGGTCTCTCATGCTCAGGTTGCGGAGATCTCTCGCACCGTCTGCCGGATGCTCAACTGATACGCCTGCTCTCATGACCATTGCGTCAGCTGCGGCGCTGCGGAATTTGTCCTCTTCATCTGTGTGTACATCAACGCCACGTGTGCCGATCGGAGCGCGGCTGGATCTCAGCTCATTGAGGACCTGTGCTCTGTAAGCGTCTACGGTCATCCCAGAGCTGATAGCCTGTGTCGGGTCCATATCAAAGGATCTGGCCATGTCGGTGATCTCGCTGATGCGGGATCTCTCAGCTTCTACAGCTCTCTGAGTATTAGCCTCTGCCTCGCGTGCACTGGCTTCGTTGTCGAGTTCGTCGAGCTGGCGCTGAAGGGTGTCAAATTCTGCTCGCTCTTCAGTGGTCAGTTCTCTGCCTGCTGCCCTTGCAGCCTCAAGAATTTCGTGCTGCCGGGCAAGTATTGCCTCTCTTGTCATTAGGTTTTTACCTCCTTGATAAGTTTTCGTTGAATCGTAATTGCCGCCTGCATGTCTCGTATGCAGATGTGTCTTTTACCGGGGCCTGCTCTTCTACATCTTCCATTTCACGGCCTACGCCGACTGTTGCGTCTGCCGGCACGGATACAATGCTGATCTCCAAGGGTGCCCATTTCCTTGCGATCGAGCAGGGTCCTGCATATCTACCATCTGCCGACTGCTTGCCCGGCATTACGTCTTCCCAAAGATCCACGTGGTAGCCAACAGACACACCTTTCAGCGTTCCGCTTTCCACCTTTTTGCGGATCATCTCGGACATGTCGTCATCATCAAACTCGATATCTGCATGTCCTCTTTGGTCTTCGATCCATACACGGGTCACCTTTCCGATCACGTCATCTCGGTTGTGATTAAAAAGTATGACTCCCATATCTGTCAGCCGGGACAGGTCAACTGCTCCGTCCGAGTGGTCAAGGATCTCAGGTCCAAAAAAGCGCATATAAGGTTCTTCGGAAGAAAACGACAGTGTAAATCGCCGATTATCCTCCGTCTCTTCCAGAGCCCGGATCATTCCGTTCAGCTCACGAGTTCCCTGATTCTTGTTCCTCTGGCTCGCCTTCTGTGGCTGCCGGGTCTGGTTTTCCGCCGCCCTCTGCAGCATCCGGCGTTTCATCTCCGCCCTCTGTGCCATCGTCTTCCCCTCCTTCCTGTCTGATTTTTCCATCAAATAGCACCCTTCCAAGGTCGATTCCTCTGCTCATCGCATACTCGTTGACCTCTGCGATGTCATCAATCTGTGCTTTCCAGTCGCGGCCGTTTTCGGCCGCGATCTGTTTGAATGTCTTAATTCCGTAATTGAGTGCCGTCTTTGTCGCGTTTGCTTCTTTCAGCGGATCGATCCACGCCTTCGGCTGCTTGATCCACTCGTGCTGCAGGTATTTGTCTTCCTGCGACCAGAAACGCGCTATGTTAAGCTTTCCGGCCAGAATGCAGGCTTCCAGAAACGCCTGGTATATGTTGTCCATCACGGCGATCAACTGCTCGGTCTCTTCCGCAAATGTCAGATTGTCTTCAATCAGCCCCTGCCGCGCGGAACTGTAAGACGTTTCCGACATATCTCTGGAGGTCGACTCGTAACTGATACCCTGCCCTGCTCCGATCATCCTCTGCTGCATCTTGGCAAAAGATGTGGCGTCTGCCGACTGACCTGTCGGATTGACTACCTCGATATCGTCGCCGGCATTGAGCTCTTTGATCATGCCAGGCGTCAATGTCTTTCCGTCATAACTACGTCTGGCATCACCTGCAGTGTTACCTCTTCCGAGTCCGGTGACCGGAAGCGCCTTTTTGATAAAGACCGAAAGACAAGCCATGATCCTCTGTTTGACGGATACCGCAGTAACAAACTCGTTGACGTCCCGGATCCTCGTGATCGTGGGCGCCATGTCGGAAATCTCACGGATCTGAGACGGCCTTTTCTTTGTGTAGTAGAAAATGACGTCCTTTGCCGGGATGTAAACCGGCTTTATGTATGTGAAACCGTCGATGCTGTACTGTTTTATCCAGTATCCGGTCGGCCGGTTGTACTGGTTGTACTCAATGCCTCCGACAACTCTGTGGCCTGCCGAGTACGGCGCCACATAATCACCGTCCAGCTCATCCACCTCAAACAGCTGCAGCTGCAATGGGATCTCGGCATCATCCACATACCGCTTCGCGATCAGGATCCCGCCGTCGACCTTCTTCCGGACGACCATCATGCGAAGCATCTGCGTAAAGCTCTGCATGCCGGTCACGTCACAGTTTTCTGCTCTTGTCCAGATCTTCCAAAGCCGTTCGATTTCATCGTTGACTCGTTCGCTCTTGGTCATCGCCTGCAGACGGAAGCCTGCTCCAACAACGTTCCGCTTATAGGCTCCTATCACGGAATTCATCAGGTCGGAATTTCTTTCCAGATCCCTCGCTCTTGCCCTGACAGAATCCCTGTTCCATCGGTCCGTCTCTTCCGCCGACTGGTTGTACACCCTCCATCCGGCATTCAGCCGGCCATTGCTGCCGGCGTCGTAATTCCGCATAGCCTCCAAACTCTGGCGCCATGCTTCTCTTCTCGCGCCCCACTCAGGAGACAGAAATGCAATGAAATTATCAAACCATCCCATCTATGCCTCCTATCTGTCCCAGGGGAATACCGCAACATAGGTATCGTCCAGGAAGCCCTGATTGGCATTCGCTTCTGCGTTCATTCCAGCTTCAAGCTCTTGGCGCATCTTATATAGTTGCGCTAAATCAGCCCTCGTGATCTTCCTTGAACCTATGGTATACGACTGGGCTCCGACTAAGACCGCATATATCGCCTCATTGACAACCTCTAGCTGTCCCTTTAGGTCCATCTGGCTGAACGCGGTTTTAGATTCTTCTATGATTGTTTTCACTCAACCGCACACCACCTTTCATTCATATCGCCATATATAGCCTTTATATGTGTGTCGCTCTTTCCTGCAACACCTCGCCACACTTCCGAAACTTCCACCAACGGCGAGCGCAGCTTTTGTGGCAGATTCATGACGATGTATGAAACTTCCTGAAATGTCATATTGCAGTACAGGTTTTTCCGTCGCGGATAAAACCGCTCTCACTCTCTTCTCTTCCCACGCTCTGTTGCTTTGTGCGGAGCACATCCGTTCAATCGCCTTTGATGTCTGTTTTCTTCCTCGTAGTTTCGCTGCTCTTTTTTCTTTTGTTTCTTCCGACTGCTTTACTCCGGTCGCTTTTTGTCTGATTTTTTCTATTGTCTCCGGTGATTTATGTCTTGCGTACCATCTCATTCGCTCGGCAGCTTCTGGATGTTCGAAGTCCCACTGTCTTAATTTCTCTTTTGTGGATTCGTTCAATATACCCTTCCCGTACATTCCGCCGTGAGAAATGTTGTAGCCGTGTTCCGGGTCTGTTGTTTTGTACCTTTTGATTAGCTCTCTTTCTTTTAGTTCAGCGTCATGAAAAGGTATGCCCTGACACACAATCACATGTGCTATGTTGTCCCATCCTTGTTCCAAGATGGCGTCATAAACGGATTGTGTTTGGTATCTGCATCCGTTCGGTCCCCATCTTTTTTCAACCGGTTCCGATGATGTCATTCCGACGTATCGTTTGCCATCTGGAAAAATATGCATGTAGACAGAATAAGTTTTATTTGTATCCATATTGTTTGCCCTTTCTGTTTGCCCTTTGTTCTATGAGCATAGGAAAGGGCGGGAGGCAAACGAAACCCACCCTGCGGTAGCTAGCCGCCCTATGCTGTTAAAAGGCTCGCCGCCTATTAACCGGATGTTTATACCCAATCTTCATTGACTGATATCCACTCTTCTTCCGGAGTGTATTCTTCCTTCTTTTCAGGCCGTGACTCCTGCTCCTGATCCATCAGGTGCAGCGTCCTGACTCCCATGATGTCAGCTGCTGCCATCGCATACACTTCGGTATCGAGATAGTGGTTATCTATGTGCTGGGCTTTCGGTACCCACTTCTGCACGACCTTGCCTCCGGACCGCACATTGATCTTGTGCTCTGCCGTGACCATTTTTGCGTAATTGAGTTCCGTGTCCCGGTGTACCATCCATGATCCGGTGCCGTTTGGTTTGTGCATCCGACTTGCGATCATGTCCTTGTACTTATCGCCGTCCGTGATGACCAGCTGAATACCATCGGCCTTATGTCCAGGACGATTGACTTCTGATAGTTTGTAATGACTGGTCATCTGTGTGGAGGATCCCTTTACCGGCATCGCCCACTCGGAATTCGTCAGGCAAAATTCGTAGGTCGAGTCTGCCTCGTAGCCCGAGTCTATCAGGCAGAGCTGTACGACAAACGGATCGCCGGCAGCATTCTGATAGGTCAAATTCATGATCCGATAGATGTCTGCAAAGCTTGATACCTGCCCGTAATAGATAGCCTGGCTGGTTATGTATTCTCCCCACGCCCGGACCGTGAAATACAGACAGTTCTTTTGTACGTCCACGCCGCCCGTCAGGAACTTCGCCCAGTCCGGCACGACCAGTTCCGGGACTTCCGTCCGACGGTCGAATACCATATCTTCGTCTGTTCTGGTCGCCATATCCTCCCAGGGTTCCGCCAGCCATGAGTTCCGGAAGTTCTGCAACTCTTCCGGATCGTCTTTGGACTTCATGAATTCCAGAGCGATCTCAGAAAATCTGACAAATGGTGAATACAGCGTGTTGATCCAGAACGCGACTCTCTTTTTTCCACTCCCTCGCTGACTGACTGTGCGCCACTCACCTTCCCGGAGCATTTTGTCTTTCTGGTAATCATCAATCGTACATCCACATTCCTGGCACACATAAGCGGCCATATCTGCACGGTCGTGATCACTCATTCCTTCCCGGTTCGGCCAGCGAAGATTGTCGAATTTAAACTCGATCATCTCCCCGCAGTGCGGACACGGTACAAAATAGTGTTTTATGATATCCGCATTCTCCATAGCCTTCCAGATATGTCCTTCCCTTACGGTCGGAGTGGAGGTCATGTAGATCTTGCGGTTTGCAAAGGTTTTGGTACGTTCACGCGCCAGTGCAATCGGGTCCGCCTCTTTTTTCGTGTTGGACGGGTATTTGTCTACCTCGTCCAGCATCAGGTACTTGATTGCTTTGGATGCGAGTGCGCTCGGACTATTCGATCCGACAAGTGACAGGTACATGCCCGAGAATTGCAGTTCCAGCTTCTGGCTCTGGTATTCCCGGAACAGTTCTGACAGTGTCGGTGATGCTTTCAGCATTGGCTGCAGACGGTTTTCCGAAATGCTTTCCGCAAGCTTCTCACTCGGATAGACCACCATCGTCGGAGATGGATCCTGCTGGATGATGTAGCCGATCATATTGAGCATCGCCTCAGATCCTCCGACCTGAGTACATTTGCAAAAGATCACTTCTTCCGTCTCATAATTCAGGAGCTCGTCCATGATTCCGACAAGATACGGGGTCTTGCGATTTCTCCAGGGGCCGGGCAGTGCTGCAGTCTTACTGTCCAGGATCCGGTATTTTTCTGCCCATTCAGAAACCTTCAGCCGTTCGGGCGGCTTCAGATATCTCAGAGCGGACCGGATATATTCCGGACATTTGAATTTCCTAATTTGCAGTCTTCTTTGGCCTGCCACGCTTCGGCTTTTTCTCCTTTGCTGGCTTGTCCTCCGTTCCGGCCACAACGAAGGCCTCCAAAATACCATTCACTTCCCTGGACAGATCCTGCTCCAGCTTCCTGGCTTCCGTCGGATCCAGCTGACCGGCTATGATACCGATCACTCTGGCCGGCAGATTCATGGCGAACTTTTTGAACGTCACGAAAAATCTGCTGTAATCCATCTGCACCTCTTCAATGGATATGTATTCTCCGGATGCAATGGATGTCTTCAGCTGGTGCAGTTCGCCCTGGCTCTCCTTCAGTGCGATCTCGGCCTCAAGCTTTTTCTTCTTCAGCTCGATTTCCGAGTCGCTGTGATTTCTGCCATTCGCTCTTGCCTGCATATCATCGAGGTATGCATGCAGCGTTGGAAGGAACTCATACCTTCTGACCTTGCGCCCGTTGACCTTCGTTTCCACCGTCGACAGGATCCCGTCCGCCGTGAGCTGACTGATCCGTCTTACCGTCAAGTTGAAAATGGATGCTACTTCTTCAGTTTTCAGTAATTTTCCGTCACAATCTTCCAAAAATCCCACGACCAGACCCCCATTAGTCGAAAGAAATGAATTTTTAAATCGAATTTTTTTGCAGGCATGGATCGGGCTCAAGGCGC